CTGATGCAAAAACTGTCAAGGGTGAAACCTTCGGTTTCTTAACTGGCATTCTCTACCTAGCACCACACACTTCCACAAAGTGGAATACTTGTTCGATGGCTGGCATTGCACAGTGCGGTAATGGATGCTTGTTCACCGCTGGACGAGGTGCTATGAATTCAGTGGCTCAAGCAAGAATCAATAAAACCGTATGGTTTTTCACCGAACGAAACACTTTCATGCAACAACTAGTTGTTGATATTTGCAAATTGGTAAAGAAAGCCCGTAAGCAAAGCTTAGTGCCATTGATTCGGTTGAATGGTACTAGCGACATTCGCTGGGAAACCGTAGGTTTTACTGATGCTGACGGTGTGGAATATGCAAGCATCTTCGATGCTTTCCCCGATGTTCAATTCTACGATTACACCAAAGATGTTAACCGTAAGGTTATTCCGTCAAATTATGACCTGACATTCAGCGACAGCGGTGTTCAGGGCTTTCAGCCCTTTGTTGAAAAAGCGGTGGCGTTGGGAATGCGGATCGCTACGGTTTTCCGTGATGTAGCATCGATTCCGAAGATGCATCGGGGCATGCCAGTGATTGGCGGTGATAACAGTGACATTCGTCACTTAGAGGATAAGGGTGTGGTTGTGGCTCTTTATGCCAAAGGCAAAGCGAAAAGCGACTACAGTGGCTTTGTGTTTGATCGTAAGATCATTCCGATAGCACTGGCAGCTTGATAGCACTGCGGCAAGCCCTAAAGGGCTTTCCAGAGGGTTATCGTACTTTCTCTATAGAGCTTAGCCTCGCTGTGAAGCGTAGCTTCTCTCGATTGGATCTTTAACAATTTGTTCCAGCGTCAGTATGCTTTGCATAGTGTTTCCCAAACACTACAGCGAAGCTGAAATAGGCTGGGTCTAGGTGTCGGCGGGGCAATGTCCGACATCCATGCTAGCATATCATGGTGATAATATGCATAGGACATCCACAGTGGCATTGGGGTCGGTGCTAGACGGTGGGTGCTTTCAGAAGCTCTGTGGCACATGGCTAAAGAGCTTCTATCAAGCAAACAGTCTGAAAAACTTCTTCCTAAAGGAAACAATATGATGTTAACGACACAACCCCAAATCGAAGCTTTCCGTCTCCGCTCTTTAAGACAAGGTCTTAAGTTGGAAATGCGGGGCATGCGACTCACCTCCAAAGGGCAAACTTGCTATGCAATTTTGAAAGGTATGGGCTACAAAGGCACGAAGCAACAGGTGTTTGACCGGTTGACAATCGACAGTGAAAATGCAATGGCTGAAGCAACCAATTCCTGAAAGGAAACAACATGCGAGTTTTCGTTTATTTCAATCTGCACCTACGGTGCTTCTCCATCAAAGCCCTTGAGGGTGTCAACAAGGGGCGAGTGATAGCCCACAAACATGAGGTGCAGCTATACGATTGCACCTACAAAGTGAGTGAGGCAGGACGGCAGCGAGTGCTGCGAGAGCAACGCAAGAATGTCCATGCCGGTGTCTGTGGCACATGGCTAGGAGATGTCACACCAAGTGTGATAGAGCGGTATGCATCGATGGGTACTAGGGTTACATACAACCCCTACAAGTACAGCACCTTTGTAAGCTCAGCAACAGAGTTGCCCATGCTGAAGAGCCGTAGTGCTACGATGCTGGTTGCACCGAATGCCAATGGCATCAAAGTGGGGTACATTTACTCTCTGTCTCTGTAAGAGTTGCCCTTGTAACAGCCGTGACAGGACTGTTACTGGTTGCAATTTTGCACCATTCCTAAAGGAAACAATATGATATATGACACAGGACATGGCATGACAAAGATTGCCTTTAAAGGCAAGTGTCGTGCAGTGGTCAGGGCCAATGAGTTCTTCGGTGGTACTGATTCAAAGGATTACATCTCTGATGTGTTGGATTCTCCAACATGGGGTGAGTTGTTTGAGTGTGCTAAAGCCTCTCAAGCCCTGACACTTGACATCCACCATGTATTCTTTGAGAATGCCCATCAGCGAGAGACGGTGGACATGGATGGCAATGCTCTGCTAAGCTTAAGCTTAGGTTCTTAACTCTTCCTAAAGGAAACAACATGCAAGTAACATCGTTTGAGGTGGAGGGCAAAGGGATGTTTCCCTTTGATATGCTCCGATATGACCAGTGCTTTCCGACAGATGGTACATCTGTTCATAACATGAGCGTCAACACCCCTGACCTACGGTCTGTGCGATTGATCAGTGTCCTGCCACATAGTGTAAGCCTTACACGGTGGGAAAGCTTCGGCTGGTGGGTAACAAGTGCTAAACGGCACACTTATTCCTGAAAGGAAACAACATGAAAAAAGAGCTTTTAAAATCGAGAATTATGTATGGCTGCGACATTGAAGAATTCAAAGCCTCTGTAAAGAAGAGCATGACCTACCGATTCAGCGGTGGTGGGATGGTGGTAGCATCTCTGATGTCAGATGCTCAGGAGTTGATGGCGAGAGACGATGTGGAGAGAGCAAGCTGGGCCTTGAACAAAGCGAAAGCTTTGCTCTTTGACATCATGGAAGATAAGATGTCCCTGCAACCCGCTGAAGAGCTAACATATACAAGGATGTAACATGAGAAATGATACCCCTGTGATGGTGTGGTTTGGCGAGATGGAGATGGGTAGCCTGTCCGTAGGACATGGATTCATCAATAAGATATGCATCATCCATACAATCCATGAGAAGAGGCACATGCTAGAGGCCGACATCGGAGCCTACATCGATGCCAACAACCACACCGGAGACTATGTAATGCCGGAAAAATTCAACGGCGATATTGTTTATTCACGACACTACCTGAAAGGACACTGAAATGGGCTTAGATATGTATGCTTTCAAGATGAAAGCGAAAGAGGCTGGCGATACCCAAACTATGGTTTACTGGCCTGAAGTAATTGAGCGAGAAGAGATAGCCTATTGGCGTAAGTTCAACCACCTACAGGGTTGGATGGAGACTCTCTATAGAGAGAAAGGCGGGGATAAGGAGGATTTCAATTGTGTATATGTCAGGCTGGAACAGCCCGACTTAGACCGGCTCAAGGTGGCACTGGACAACAAACAGTTGGCACATAGACCGGGGTTTTTCTTCGGTGGTGTTGAGATGCATGAGTGGGATGTAGAGGCTACAGAGAAGTTTATCGAAGATGCCAAGCAAGCTTTGCTTGATGGTGATGCAGTTTTTTATTATTCATGGTGGTAATTATGCAAATTTCTATTCATATCAGAGAAAACTACGGCGTACCTACAGCGTACCCGATGTGCGACAAAGCCAAGCTCTTCGCTGAGCTTTGCGGCACGAAGACACTGACGGTGGCAGCACTGGCTAACATAGCCCGATTGGGATATGATGTGCTGCTGGAGCCTACCCCGTATCCAGCCATCAACAAGGCCATCAAGAAGCGTGGCACAGAGGGAGAGTATGCATGAAGACATTCACCATCACGGTGTACTCAGATCCAGCCCACTCATGGGGTAAGGTGAAGCGTCAGGTGATAGACAACCTAGGGCTGGCTCAGGGTGTAAGCGATTACAGCTACCAGCTACGGGACAATGTGTACCTAGAGGAAGACTGTGACTTGGGGCTGCTCTGCCAAGAGCTACACCAACGGGATATTAAGATAAAGTTTGTTTACAAACACACCGATAAGGCCAGCAAGATTAGGTCTTACGAAAGATACCAACCAACCGTTTAACTTCTTATTCCTGAAAGGAAACATATGAGATACATCGTACCCAAAGATGGTGGTTTCATACCCGCTGACTTCGGCATTGCCGAAAAGAATGACTGCGCTGTGAGAGCAATTGCCAATGTAGGTGCTTACCCCTACCCTGTGGCACTGCGTCTCATGGCTCAAGAGGGTAGGCCACGGGGTAGAGGAACACCTTGGGATGCACTGGACAAGGTGTATAAGATGGCTGGTGCTTTCGATGTCACCTACTACGGTGAGAGAATGCGGCGGCTGTCTCAGAAGCACAGCGTTCCTTTCCGTCCACAAGGCATGACACTGGAGACATTCCTTGATCGTCACCCCAAAGGGCGGTATGTTGTTGTGATAACAAAGCATGCCCTTGCTGTGGTGGATGGGGCCATAGTGGACATGGGTAGGAACAGGGCAGGTAAACGTCTGATGGCCTCATACAAGTTTGAGGAGTAATGTATGTCATTCTACGAATACGGATTTATATGTGGCTACAGGGCGGCAGCGAGAGCAGACTTCGGTGACTTGGCACTGGCTCAGGCCGACTACGACAGGGGCTACGCTGCTGGTCAACAGGAGCTAAAGCTAGACATCTACCACCACCAACAACTTAACGCAAAGGAATTGAAATGATCAGCGAGATAGACATCAACGACTACGAACAACTACCGATTGAGATGCTGTACAAGCTACCCAACAACAGCTACATTAAGTCAACAAGCACCGGACATGTGTACCGCTTCGATCATGTCGATGGTATGTACAGCTACTGCACTAACATGTTTGGTGATGTGGTGCATATAGCAGCGTTCACTCCTGTGATACCGCTGGTTAGAAAAACCAATAGCCCTACGAAATAGTAGGATATTTTCTACAGGGACTTGACAGCCCTGTGGAAAGTGGTAAATTAACGCCGCTTTATTTCGTGTTCAACCTATCCTTTAAGGAACTTTCGTATGCAAAAGCATCTCATCTTCTCCCGCAATGTCAACAACACCGCTCTGACCAATGAGCGTATCCAGCAGTTGGCTCCCGCTGTATTCAGCAGCACCAAAGCAGACGGTTTGTCGGAGCGCTACGCTTCGCTGAACACTGCCCAATTGCTGCCTGTGTTGGCAGACTTCGGTTACTTCCCCATGCAAGCTGCTCAGAAGAAGAGCCGCAAGGGTGAGGCACAGCACTCCAGCCATATGCTGAGCTTCGCTAAAACCTACCACACTCAGGACATCATTGGTGATGTTCGCCCTGAGATTATTCTGTACAACAGCCATGATGGATCCAGCAGTGTGCGTTTGTTCGCTGGCTGCTTCCGCTTCATCTGCTCCAATGGCATCGTTGCTGGTGACGGGTTCCAATCCCGTATGTACCACAATGCTAAGGCCATCAACGGCTTTGAAGATATGCTGGCTAGCACCGTTGACTCGCTGCCTCTGCTGATGGAGCGTATCGAAAAGCTGCGTTGCACCAAGCTGATGTACGGTGATGCTGTGGAGATGGCCCGTAAGGGTGTTCAGACTCGCTGGAAGATGTTCGATGAAACTATTGAAGATATTCCCTTTGGCTCCTATGCCACAGAGAAGACGGTGCGAGATGCATTGGTGGTGCAGCGTAACGAAGACGATTACATGGACGCATTCACTGTGTTCAATCGTATTCAGGAAGCGGTGGTCAGGGGCAATGCGTTTGTTCGTAGCCTTAGCAAGGCCAACACAAAGCATGGCGACACTGGGGTGATGCGTAAAGCCCGTCCCATCAGCAGTGTGTCTGAGGGAATCCGTGTTAACAACGAACTGTGGGCCATTGCAGATGCTTACAGTGGCACAGCCGTAGAGGAAGTGGTTCCTCATGGATGGGCTGTTGCCGAGACAGCAGTTGCTTAATTTTTAAGCAGGTTTCGGGGGAAAGCTATGCTGGAGTGCGCCGTTACTAGCACAGATCAACCAGCGTAGTGAGTACCCCACCTTTTCGGAGGGAAGTTGCCGATACAGGGGACTGCGGAACGGCGGTCAGTTGGTAGCTTCCCTCCACCTTTTCAGGAGGCCGTGTCATCAAAGAGAATGGCGATAGCTATCGACTCTTATGGCATGGTTTCCTATCTTTTATTTTAGGAAACACATCATGCATCAATTCATTCGCAAAGTATTTAAACAAATTACCGTGTTAGAGGCAGTAAGTGCTGAGCTAGCAGAGGCTGAGCTTTCCCTGCTGGAAGCAGAGACAGCAGCGGAATACGCTGACTCCATCATTGCCTACCGCACAGCACAGATTGCCCGTCTTCGAGGCTACCTAACTCACTTGAAAGTGAACACCAATGAATAGGGTGTTGGTGGGTGTAACCACTGGTGTGCAACTGCATGCCTTTCTTGATCACGGCTGGCAGATACTGGAGGGGTGTGATGGCCCACACAATTCCCGTGGTGAGGGTGGGTGGTGGTTGTGGCATCGTGACGAACAGGCTGCAAGGGCTGAGTACGCTGCAATACAGACTAACATACAGGAACACGCTAAACATTATTGGAAAAATAATTATGATTAAAGATAATGCTATTGGCATGTTCATGGGATTGTTTGTTGGTGATGCACTAGGTGCGCCGTTGGAATTCCTCCGTCCCCATGAGATAAACGATGTGCATAGCGAGATGACAGGCGGTGGTGTACACAGCACAGAAGCAGGTGAATGGACTGATGATGGTGCTATGGCTGCTGCCATTGCCGAAGCCTACATCACCAGCCGCTGCTTCGATCCTGCTGAGATTGCTAACAACTTCAAGACATGGAAGAAGAGCGGACACTTCGGCACACGAAATTATGTCTTTGACATAGGCCGTACCTGCTCCGGTGCTATTGATCGGATGACATCTGAGTTTCCTTATGCTGGCAGTGCAGACACTAAGACTAGTGGCAATGGCTCCATCATGCGGCTGGCTCCCATCATGCTAGCTAACCACGACACTGTGGGGATGGCTATTGCTGAGGGTGTTGCTGTGTCGCTGATGACTCATGGTAGTCCTGATATTGTCCGGTACACAGCAGCTTTCATTGCTGAGTGTATGGCTGGTAAGATGTTCACCAACTACAACAAACTTCGCAGCTTCAACATCCGCAGCAGTGGCAGAGACAACAGCGGATCCATCATGCATGCTTATGTTCAAGCGTCCCAATCCTGCTACCTGAACACCTGCTTTGAGGATGCATTGGTGCATGCTGTAAACAAGGGCTACGATGCAGACACAGTGGGTGCTGTGACAGGGATGATGGCTGGTGCTATGTATGGCTACAAAGACATCCCTAAACGGTGGTTAAAGGCACTGGCTAAACGGGATGAGTTATTGGACATGGCTGAGAAGCTGTATGACATGGGTACTATTCGGATTCCTGAGCCTATGACAGAGGAGATGGTAGGTGAGTAATCTTCCCCGATACCTAATGCGAGAAGTCAAACCAACTGGTGTTATCTATCGATATAATCCACCATCTTCTGCTATCAAAGAAGGGGTGGTGGAGAGTAAGTCGCTGGGTAATAATTGGAAGATTGCTTACAAATATGCGGATGAGCAGAATAAAATCTTGGACGAGTGGCGCGGAGAGCGTAAGCGTCTGAAGAATTTATCTGGCACATCCACTGTAACTGATCTGCTAATAAATTACAGAGATAGTTTGGGCTTTCAGAAGCTTGAGTATAAGACGCGATCAGACTACGACTACTATCTGTCTCGCTGGCTGCATGATAGGGTGGGTGGTGTACCCCTAGCTAAAGCTAAGCTGCGTGACATCCTAACCCCCATGTGTCAGCGTGTCTACGACATCCATGCCACTAGCAGTGTAAGCCTAGCCAACCACAGCTTAGCTGTGTATAAGTTGCTGTTCAACCACGCCATCCGCAATGGATACACCACACACAACCCGTTCACACACATCCTTAAGCGGGCAGACAAGCAGCGCAAGGTGGTGTGGGAGAAGGAGCATGTGGCTGCATTCCTGACGGTGGCATACAGCGAGTTCAGGCTGCGTAATGTAGGACTCATAGTGCAGATGGCGTATGAGTGGGGACAGCGGCTGGGTGATGTGAGGCTGCTTAAGTGGAGCAACTACGACAGTGGCACAGGTACACTGTCCCTTGAGCAGAGCAAACGTGGGGCCAATGTGTCTTTGCCTACATCTGAGAACCTGCGAGAGATGCTGGAGCAGCAGCACAAAGACTTTGGGTGGCAGCAGTACATAGCACCCAGCACCATCAGAGATCAGAAGGGTGGGCTACTTCCGTACAGTGCTAACTCACTGGCTAGGATTGGCAGTAGAATAATGAAGAGGGCTGGCATACCAAAAGCCATCCTGCTCATGGATCTGCGAAGGACAGCAGTGACTGAGATGATAGAGGCAGAAGTGCCTCTGCCTAACATCATGGCTATGACAGGCCATGCCACACCACAGAGCGTTGCTCCCTACATGAAGCACACACTCAAGGGTGCTACAGTGGCGGCGAGAATGCGGGGATTTGTTTAACCAACAGGAGATGATATGGAAGTAATTGAAGGCGGCTTTAAACAAGGATCACTAACAATACACCAACTTCAGGACGATATTTTAGATGCGATTGAAAAATATTCAGGAAAGGTTACGGTGGCTGCGGTTATTGGAGTGCTTGAGATTATTAAGTTTGATTTGCTTACAGATGTTGAGGAGGAATAAAGAGATGGTGATGGATAAAATACTTTCTTTCTTCCATATGTTGGGAGTTGTGGTGGTGTGTATCTATTGTGTTTACATAATAGCTAAGCCCTCTTGTCATTCCGCTTTTCATTTATTTACTAAGGGGTGTACCTATGGTTAGTATATTTGTGCCTGTTTTATGGGCATGCATCAATGCAAATTGTAATTTTATGCAAGCAATTGTATATTTCCAAACTGAGGCACAGTGTCAACAGTCTATGGAGTATCAGAAGACAGTTATCCGTAGGCAAGCAGCGCAAGCTGGAGTTGAAGTTGAGGTTCTTGAAGGAACATGCATCACCGTTAACATTAAAAAGGAATACATATGAATTTATATCAATGCCAAAAATGGGCAGAGAAGAATGATTTTGATGCTGCTGAGTTTTATGCACACTTTCCCAAAGGGATGATGAAATGCAAATGGCTTGATGCTTATTTCGGAATATTTATTATTCCTGAATTAACTGATAAAGAATTTATGATGGTGAGTCAGATCGATGAGCTATTCCCCAACCTTGTATGTACACCTATTGAAACAGCAGAGGAGCAAGCATGAAAGAAGACACCACAACCATCGACCCCACATGGATGCAAAAGACCGGCGGCTTTGCCCGCGACATGACCCTGCACCAATGGTACGCGGGGATGGCTATGCAAGTGCTTAAAGACGACATTTGGGATTTTGACTTGCTGTGCAAACAGGCCCACGAATTGGCAGATGGAATGCTAAAAGCGGGGGCGAAATGAACACCTACAAATTGTACGAGCCGCTAAAGCCTGTGGGCTACTGGATGCTGTACGCAGAAGGCCCATCAAACATTCGGTTTACGATGTTCCACAAGCCATCATGGATACAACGCTGGTTCACCAACAAGCTGCTGGGCTGGACATGGAAGGATTCGGAATGAACATCAAAGAAGCTGACATCATCCGCATGGCGCTAGAAGTTGGGGCAGAGCAAGTTACTGATACTTTGTTTTATGCAACGATTTTTGAATTGCAACGCTTTGCCGAGTTGGTGGCAGCGGCTGAGCGTGAAGAGTGCGCCAAGTTGTGTGATGCACATGGATTTTATGGTGTATCTCCAGCCCGACAAATCAGAGCAAGGAGCAAAGCATGACTGACATACAATTTCTAGTAATTCTTGGCACAGTTTGGATTGCCCCACATTGCAGATTTAATGACTGCATAATTATAGGCAGCACTCTCCTTGCTGTTGCTGCTGGCAGAGGATTGGGGTGGATATGAACATCAACAAGTTAATTGAGCAATCCACCACCACTGAGGAGTACGGGTGGGGTGCAAGCTACGAACATTTTGATAAGGAAAAGTTTGCTAAACTAATTGTGCTGAAGTGTGTAGCAATAGCAGAAACTGCTGAGCCATACAAAGCATCTGACTGTATTAAAAAACATTTTGGAGTTGAAGATATGTTTGATGACAGCGACACCGATGCTGGCGGGGATCTGTTCATTGACTTCTTGAAAGTTGTCCTTGCCATATTTGTTTTTGTTTTATTTGTCACTACACTAGGTGGCATTGTTTGGTGGATAATTTTATGAAGACACCTGAAGATGAGGCGTTTGATGATTTGGCCCGTAGGCAGGGCGATTGGGGAAGTGGCTTTCAAATTAAGCCGCGCAAGGCTGAGGACAAACTGTTTGAAGACCAAATAAATTACGGCACATCGTGGTCAAAGAATGGTGAGCGCATTGACCCAGCGAGTGTGTATCTTGATGAGTCAGCGCAGGAGCCAAAGCGCCCGTGGGTAGGGCTGACGTTTGCTGAGCTATGCGAGTGTGAAAACGATTCGCTGTTGGCATTTGCCCGCGCCATCGAAGCCAAACTCAAGGAGAAGAACACATGACCGCCGCACTCGACCGAGCCGTGGCACATGCGATGGGACTTAAAAGCGTAAACAACTGTGAACAATGGGGACAAACAATGATTGAAGAAGACGATGACATCCAAGTCTATAAAAAGGAATGGGCCGGCCTGACAGAAGAAGATCTGCGTGTAGTTATGGAAGAAGAAAGCTGTAGCTATATAGCTGGTGCTAAGTGGGCAGAGGAAATTCTTAAGAGGAAAAACACATGAGCTTAGACATCACATTAACTCAAAGCATTTACAGTGCAAACATCACACACAACCTTGGCGAGATGGCAAGAGAAGCCAACATCTATGAAGCATTATGGCTAGCCAATGAGATGGGTTATTGCGCCCGCGACTTGATTGAACCCCTGTCCAAAGGATTGGCTTTGCTACTGTCAGATCCTGCGAGATTCAAAAAATTTAATAGTCCTAATGGCTGGGGAATGTATGAACACTTTGTTCCCTTTGTTGCAAATTATCTTGAAGCCTGTATCGCAAACCCTGACGCACAGATTAGTGTAAGTCGATAAATTAATGGAGAAAACAAATGATTGAAGATGATTCCTACTCAACTTATTTAGGCGATGGTGTTTACGCCAGCACTGATGGCTACCAAATCTGGCTAGCAGTTAATCACTCCGAGAATAAAGTGATAGCACTAGAGCCTGTTGTGCTTGCCCGTCTTAATCAATATGTTGAATTCCTGAAGGAGACGAACACATGAGCGATCACAGTTGCGGCTATCATTGCCAGCACCCCGAATGCATCAAGGCACAGCGAGACTATTTGAGAGATAAGTATGAACCTAAAAGCGAGAAGCGTGAGCAAGAGCTTCTCATTCAAGCACTGAATGCTATACAGATGCTGACTGAATCCTATCGAAAAGAACATGGACTAGATGGTGCTTGGGATACTCCACTGGTTAATGGAGATGCAGCATGCAAAGCTATCTATAATTATCTTCGGTGTTCATAAAGACTCACATGCCATGCCCTACTTGTGGCAGTAGTGATGGCTTATCCATGAACGAAGACCACAGTACGAAGTGTTTTGTATGCAATACATTCACACCCTCCACTAACCAACAGGAAATATTTATAGTGATTGACGAAGAAGTTGAAGTTGTCTCCTCCGCTTTGAAAGTATTTAAAGAAGGAGTTGCTGTCAGTGTATCTGATCGGCGCATTAGCAAAAGCACAATGGAGAAGTATGGGGTTGTCAAAGATGGTGATAGCTACTACTTCCCCTACTACGATGCTAACAGTCAGCTTGTAGCTGCCAAAGTTAGGGCAGTGGCTGATAAGAAGTTCAGTGCTGTAGGTAGCTGGTCTAAAGGAATCTTATTTGGACAGAACTTGTTTCCCTCTGGTGGTAAATATCTCACGATTGTTGAGGGCGAGTTTGATGCACTGGCTGCTTTCCAGATGACAGGATCTAAGTATCCCGTTGTATCCATCCGCAACGGTGCTGGCTCTGCTTTGAAAGATTGCAAGGCTCAGTATGAATACATCTCCAGCTTTGATAACATTGTTGTCTGCTTAGACGGTGATGCTGTAGGACAGAAGGCGGCGCGAGAAGTTGCTGAATTGTTTGGCAGTAAGTGCAAGCTGTTCAAGCCTGTGCCTGAATACAAGGACGCATGCGATTGGCTGGCTGACAACGGTGAGGCTAAGTTTGTGGAGCGGTGGTGGAGATCTGAGGCGTATGTACCTGATGGCATTGTCAGCGGAACTAGCATGTGGGAACTGGTGTCTAAGCCTATGCCACCAGCAGACTGCACCTACCCTTGGGCAGGGCTGAACGACTTAACCTACGGTCTACGCTTTGGTGAGATGGTGACAGTGACAGCCGGTAGTGGACTAGGTAAGAGCCAAGTGCTACGAGAGATTGTGTGGCATCTTCTACAGAAGACCAACGACAACATTGGCCTGATGTTCTTGGAGGAGAGCGTTAAGAAGACGGGCCTGTCTATGATGTCATTGGCAGCTAACGCACCCCTGCATCTACCTGATGTGGTGGCAACACCTGAGCAACGGCGTGATGCGTTTGAACGCACACTAGGCACAGGGCGGCTGTACTTGTTTGATCACTTCGGTAGCACAGCAGTGGAGAACATTGTCAATCGTGTGCGCTATCTAGCTAAAGGAATGTCCTGCAAGTATGTGTTCCTAGATCACCTATCCATCATTGTGTCCGCACAGGAAAGTGGAGATGAGCGCAAGGCTCTTGATGAAATTATGACTAAGCTTCGCATGCTTGTGCAAGAGACAAACATAGCCCTTATAATTGTGAGCCATCTCAAGCGTCCACAGAACATAGGCCATGAAGAAGGCGCAGCTACATCACTGGCACAGCTTCGCGGTAGTGGAGCCATTGCTCAGCTTAGCGACATGGTGATTGGACTAGAGCGAAACGGTCAGGCCGAAGACTTAGTGGAACGAAACACCACAAGAGTTAGGGTGCTAAAGAACCGCTTCAGTGGAATCACTGGCCCTGCTTGCAACCTACTCTATAACAAAGAGACAGGCCGCATGTTTGAGATAGAAGCCCAAGAAGAAACCCTGTTATGAAAGAAGTAAATGATTTACTTAGACATCGAAACCGACACGAAGCACAAACAGATATGGCTCTGTGTTACAGAAAAAGATGGTGAGATAAAACACTGGAGAAATAAAGATGGACTACAAGAATACCTTGAGGGTCACCCGATATGTGGTCATAACATTATTGGTTTTGATGCTCCTGTACTCAAGAGGGTGTGGGATGTCACCATACCCAGTGCCTGTTTAGTAGATACACTTGTCCTCTCGCGTCTGCACAACCCCGATGTAGACATTGCATTCATAGAGGGACAGAAAGTACCACCACCTCATAGCCTACAGGCGTGGGGCATTAGGCTCAAGTGCCACAAGATAGACTTCACTGACTATGATGCTGGCTGGTCTGAAGAGATGGCTGCTTATTGTGAGCAGGATGTGATGCTTCTTAAGAAGCTACTTCAACACCTAATAAATCTTCTTGAAAAAGATAAGTTCAGCACTCAAAGTATTGAGCTTGAGCATAAGGTTGCCATCATCTGTAAGCAGATGGAGGACAACGGGTTCAAGTTGGATATGCCCAAGGCCATGTCTCTGCATGCACACTTGCTTGGGCGCATGTCTGACATTGAATGCAAGATGCAGGAAGTGTTTAAGCCCACTTATGAGACACTCAAAACCCCACAGTATTGGACACTGTTTGATGGCTCTTGGACGGAATACAAGGCAGAGACTAAAACAGAACTCTTGTCCCTGATCAGACTTGCCGGTCATAAACCATCCTTGATAAATCAAGCTGTAGCTGGGCCGATGAAAGTGAGAGAGCATCTGTTTAATGCGGGTAGTAGGCAACAGATTGCTGAGCGATTGTCTGCTTTGGGTGTGAAGTTTAACAAGCACACAGAGAAGGGCAACGTCATCGTGGACGAGACAGTGCTACAAGGCATAGACCTGCCCGAAGCTAAGCTTGTCGCTGAGTATTTGATGTTGCAGAAACGCACAGCACAGATCAGTAGCTGGATGGAATTTGTTCAAGACGATGGCAGGGTGCATGGACGCATCATCACCAACGGGGCTGTGACGGGCCGCTGTACCCACAGTAGTCCCAACATGGGACAAGTGCCAGCAGTCAATCCTGACACGCCCTATGGCGCTGAATGCAGAGAGATGTGGACAGTGGAGCAGGGCAATGTGCAGGTAGGTGTAGACCTTAGCGGCATTGAACTACGCTGCCTAGCCCACTACATGCAGGACGAGCGGTGGCAAGAGGAACTGTTGAGGGGTGATGTGCATTGGATGAACTGCCAAGCTTTTGGACTAGTACCAAAGGGTACAGTGAAGGATGATAGCAATCCCGAACACAAGAAGTTTAGGAACCAAACTAAAACCATGACCTATGCCATGCTCTATGGTGCAGGTGCGGCTAAGATTGGATCAACTGCTGGTGTGTCACCAACAAAAGGCAAGAAGCTTATTGATAACTTCTTGGATAATACTCCAGCACTAAAGAAACTCAAGGAGAAAATAGCTAGACTGTCTGCTAATGGTTTACTCCCAGCATTGGACGGTAGGAAAGTATGGGTTAGGAACGAACACGCCGCATTAAATACCCTGCTGCAATCTGCTGGGGCTATTGTGGCTAAGCAGTGGCTGGTGGAGTGTGACGAAGCATTGAAGGCGCATGGAATAAATGCAAAGCTCATTGCCTTTGTCCACGATGAAACCCAATGGGAAGTTGCTAAAGAAGATGCAGAGAAAGCAATGAAGATTATTGAATACTCTGCTACCCAAGCTGGACTTGTGCTAAAATTCAGATGTCCTGTTGCTGCCGAAGGAAAGATCGGCAACAACTGGCGTGATTGCCACTGACGATACAAGTGGATTTTTATTTTTCATAAAGGAAATAGTATGGCAGATTTATCAAAGCGAGTTAAAATTAAAGCCGATGTGTTCTGGTGTCAGCATACCAAAGTGAATGATATGTCAGGTAAGTATCAGCTTAACCTGTGCAATCTGAGCGATGCTGCTTGTGATGCCTTGGAAGCAATGGGTATCAGTGTTCAAACTGGTGAAGATAAGAAGGCTGAGCAAGGTCGGTATATTACCTGTAAGAGTCAGTCGCCTATCAAGGTGTTTGATGCAGACGGTTATCTGATTGAAGAAGCCATTGGCAATGGAAGCAAAGCTAAGGCTTTGGTTGGTGCGTATGAGTGGTCTTACAAAAACAAGAAGGGCATCAGCCCGTCTTTAGGTAAGCTTGTAATCACTGAACTTGTGGAGTATGGCACTGAGTCTGCTCTTGATGATACTGATATTTTGTAAAGGAAAACTGAAATGAACATCACACTAAACCTCCATATCGATACCGTTAACGCTGCTCTTACAGGGCTGGGAGAGTTGCCTTACAAGGCCGTTGCTCCTCACATCAATGAGATTCAACGACAGGCTATCCCTCAAGTTGAAGCAGCACAGGCGGCACAAGCTGCGGAAGCTTCTACCCAAATGGAACTTCCCTTGGAAGATCCTAATCAGTAACAACAATGCAAAGCAAGGTGATAGCGTTAGTTGACTCTGACATTATTGCCTATCGCATAGCGTTTGCTTGTAAGGATGACGATGGGAAAACAGCTAAGAGATCTCTTAACAGTTACCTCACCGACATCCTACTGATTGGCGTTGATAATACATACAGTGGTTGTTATGCCGATGAATGGAAACTCTACCTAACAGGTAAGAATAATTTCAGACTAGACATAGCAACCACTGCTGTGTATAAAGGTAATAGAACAGCACCTAAACCAAAACATTTACCGTTGTTGAGAAAACATTTGGTAGATGATTGGGGCGCAATTATTATTGACGGTCAAGAAGCTGATGATGCTATAGCAATAGAAGCAACTAAGTTGCAAAGTAATTTTGTCATTGCTTCTGTCGATAAAGATTTAGATCAGATAGCTGGCTGGCATTACAATTTTGTAAAGAAGGTGGGGTATAACATAACTCCTGAAGAGGGTATGTATAGATTCTACAAACAAATATTAACAGGGGATTCCGCTGATAATATCATAGGCATAAGAGGGATTGGCCCCGTCACTGCTGACAAACTCCTATCAGAAGCAACAGGTGAAATGGAAATGTATTCTATTTGTCTAGAGCAATATGAAGGGAATGAGGAAAGAGTTATTGAGAATGCCAGACTGCTCTGGCTTAGAAGATATGAGGACGAACTATGGCAACCACCAATGAAGGACACAGCATGAAAAGGAATATCAAGAATGATCTACAGCCCAATGATGTTGCAGTTATCTTGCGCCCTCATGTGGGAAAAGATGGGCAATGGGATCAAACATTTGAAGTTGTTATTAGTGGCTTTGGCCCTGTCACTATTTCTAAGGAAGCGATGGACGATATGATTGGCATGGCAGTATTGCTGGCCTCTGTTGTTCCCCTTATGGAAAGCAACGAAGAAATTGCAGCAGAGATTATGGATCACTGTAGTAAGTTCTATGCACACAATGCTGTTGGTGTTGAGTATGATGTCAATCACAATAGTTTCGCTGACTTAGACAAAGATCTTCGTTCCTTTGATATCAATACTCCCACTGTGGGCGGGATGCAATGACTTCTGTAGCTGAGATATTGCAGCAGCGAGGTGATCGCTACGGTGAGTATATCAATGTAGCAACCACCAGCCAAGAGATAAAGCGTATCATAGCTAATGGGGCTAATGTCACTGGGGGTGACGATGATATGTGTGAAAGCTTGGACATGATTGCTAATAAGATTGCCCGCATTGTTAACGGCGATCCTTTCTATAAGGATAGCTGGCAAGACATTGCTGGGTATGCCCAACTCATTGTCGATAAGCTCGACAAGATGGGACTATAAATACCAATGGCCTCTAAGAAGCAAACCATCAAACCCCGTAATGGTGGTGAGTGGACAGAGGCTAGGTATCGAAGCTTCGTAACATCAGCCCTGAGGTCTGCCTCGCGTAGGTGGCCTCCAAAGTATGCAGCACTAAGGGATGCTCTGTTGGGAAGAAAAGAAAATAAGAAGACAGGTAAGTTAGCACAGCATTACAAATGCGCTGCATGCACTGGAGAGTTTGTAGCTAACGATGTACAGGTAGATCATATCCATCCTGTAGTGGATCCAGTTATCGGGTTTGTTAGTTGGGATAAGTACATTGAGAACATGTACTGTGAAGTGGTAGGCTTTCAGATATTATGTCTGGATTGCCATAAGGCAAAGACTCTTAATGAGAAACTTAAAAGGAAATTAAAATGAACATTACTTGTACACACCTTGAAGAACTAGAAGACGGCGGCGCTATCGTTAGCTTGGAAATGGATGATGAATCCAAAGTGGAGTTGATCAACATGGGCTTCATTGCCATGTTGCAAAACTACATTGCCCAACAACACGCTGTTGAAGAAGAAGAAGAAGAAGAATACGAAGAACTTGAAGAAGAAGCTGAGTGGTCTTGGGATAATGAAGAAGAGGAAGAAGAAGAAGCTGATCCCTACGCTGCTGTCATTGCAGAACTGAAAACCTGCTATGAGTATTACGCATTGGAAGTGGACGATGAAGAGGGTAAAACTGCTGAGCTTGCACACGCAGCATCACAGTTGCTCACCCTTTACATGGGTGAAGAAGCGGCTTCTGATTACTTCTGGAACCTCACTGCCAATGTTTGGAACGAGTGGGCTGAGTAAGACTAGCTCTTGATGTGGAAACCCTTGTTGCTTAAATGGCAGGGGTTTCCAATCTAGAAAATTAAAATAAGGAATGAGATGGATTTAGATTTTTATCAAACAGAAGCAATGTCATATCGTATTGACAGCGCAAACGAAGCCTATGCCCTATTTAATTTAGCAGCAGAAGTTGGGGAAGTGTTGGGCCTTGTAGCGAAACTCATCCGCGATGGGGCAGGTGAAAAGGACATGGCAGAACTGATGAAAAAAGAACTTGGCGATGTTATGTGGATGGTTGCTGCTGTAGCAGACGATGCAGGACTAAGCCTGTCGGAAATCTGTACAGTTAATCTAGCCAAACTAGCCGACAGAAAAGCCCGTAATAAAATTATGGGTAGTGGGGATGAGCGGTAAACTCTAGTATAACTGCTTTCCCTATGGGAGCATTGGCTCCCTTTTTTTATCTTTCAAAACAGGAGAATTATGAACGACATCCAAACCCCTTGGTCATCTGTTGGCTACCTCACATACAAGCGCACCTACTCACGCCGCCTTAACGAGACTGATATCAATAGCCCAACAGAAGAATTCATCGACACCATTAAGCGTGTGGTGGATGCAACTAATGACCAACTAGGTTGTAACTTCACAGCAGAAGAGCAAGCACGGCTCACTAAACACTTCCTTGAACTCAAGGGCAGCGTTGCTGGTCGCTTCTTGTGGCAGCTAGGAACTAATACAGTGGATAAGCTTGGGCTTGCTAGCCTACAGAATTGCGCTTTCACTGTGGTGGATAAGCCGGTTGAGCCTTTTACTTGGGCTATGGATTTGTTGATGCTTGGTAGTGGTGTTGGCTACAACATTCAGAAGAAGAATGTGGACAAGCTACCTGCTGTCAATGAAAACTTTAAAGCTCCCACCAGAGTGGACAGTTCTGGCGCTCAGTTCATTGTTCCTGATAGCCGTGAAGGATGGGTTGCTCTGCTTGGCAAGACACTGAAGGCAGCGTTCCTCGCCCACAGCAGCGGCAATCAGACATTCACCTACAGCACACAGCTTATCCGTAGCAAAGGCGCACCCATCAAGGGCTTTGGTGGCACTGCCAGCGGGCCTGAAGACTTGGTGTGGGGGATTGGTAAGATCAGCGAGATCTTGGCCCGCCGCGCTGGGCGTAAGCTGCGTCCTATCGACTGCTTGGACATTATGAATATCATCTGTGCTGTGGTGGTGGCAGGTAATGTACGCCGCTCTGCACAGATTGCTATTGGCGATCCTGACGATGTTGAATTCTTGCTGGCTAAGCGTTGGGACATGGGCAACATTCCCTCATGGAGAGCAATGTCAAACAACAGCGTTGTCTGTAACGACATTGAAGACCTGCATGAATTCTTCTGGGATGGCTATGAAGGTAAGGGAGAACCCTATGGCCTGATCAACTTGCGCCTGTCCCGTAAAGTGGGACGATTGGGTGAAACTCAATATCCAGATCCTGATGTGCAGGGATACAATCCATGTGCAGAGCAAAGCTTGGCTGATAAAGAAACTTGCTGCTTGGCAGAAATCTTCTTGCCCAACATCACTTCTAAAGAAGAGTTGCTGGATGTAGCAACATTGCTATATCGCATTAACAAGCATAGTTTGTCCCTGCCTTGCCATCTTGAGTCCACCCAAACCGTTGTCAACAAGAACATGCGTATGGGCATTGGCATCACAGGCATACTGGAAAGCAACAAGGAGCAGCTTAGCTGGCTCAAGGACACCTACACCTACCTGCGTGACTACGATGAGCAGTACAGCGCTCAGCACGGTTTTAACAAGTCTATCAAGCTAACCACCATCAAGCCTAGCGGTACGTTGTCCCTGCTGCCGGGGGTTACACCGGGTTGCCACCCAGCATATGCGCGTCATATGCTGAGGCGTATCCGCATCAGTGCGAATCATTCGCTGGTGCAGGTCTGTCGTGACCACGGATATCCAGTAGAGTACCAACAAAACTTTGATGGCTCTCTAGATCACAGCACTGTGGTGGTGTCGTTCCCGTTCCGTCATACGGAATTGGCTACGCTTGCTAGCGAAGTGGATGCACTGGATCAGCTTGATACTGTCCGTTGGTTGCAGGAAAATTGGAGTGACAACAGCGTTAGCTGCACTGTCTACTACAAGAAGGAAGAGCTACCTGAGATCAAGAAGTATCTGAAGAAGTACTACAAAAACTCACACAAGAGCCTGTCCTTTCTGCTGCACAGTGAGCATGGCTTTAAGCAAGCACCGTTGGAAGAGATTACCGAAGAGCAATACAATGCTTTGGTTGCCTCTACTCGCCTCATCACACAGGTTGCTGAAGCCACCATTGGCCTTGATGACGAGTGTGCTACTGGCGCTTGCCCAATCAGATGAAAGAGGTAGTCATATCTCCAGCCATGCTGGTCGAGGCCAGAGACAAGGCTGCTGAGATGGGACAGCTACGCAATAGCATCATCAGAGGGGCTGGCAACATTGCTGGTTTCATTGGTGAGGCTATTGCTCAGCAGGTCTTAGGTGGTGAACTATTCAACACCTACGACTATGATCTTGTATTACCCGATGGCATTAAAGTGGATGTGAAGACTAAGCAGACGGGCTATGTCCCGCTGCCTAGTTACGACTGTTCTATTGCTGCTCTGAACACTAAGCAAGACTGTGACTACTACGCCTTTGTTCGTGTGAAGAATGACTTCTCTGTGGGCTGGTATTTAGGTGTGTATAATAAAGACCAGTACATGAAGGATGCTGTCTTCATGCAGAAAGGTACAGTGGATCCAGCCAATGGCTATACTGTGAAGAGCGATTGCTACAACATCAAGATAAGTCAACTAAAGGAGAAACCATGACTATCAAACCTGAACGCACCCCGCCTTTGCGGATCCAGTTCGATCAAGGCAGGATGGCCTTTTACAAGGGCTGGCTTGCCAACCAGTACGATCCTGACTCAGTACAGGGTAAGGAGTGGCAGCGGGGCTTCGACAGGGGCTACTTTGAAAACATCTACGCCCTGAAGCAGGGCTTGTAAGACCACTTGTCCTTAGCTCAGTTGGATAGAGCAACAGCCTTCTAAGCTGTAGGTCATTGGTTCAATTCCAATAGGGCAAACCATTAACTCAAGGAAACAACATGACTATCAACTTAAACTTCTTAAATATTCTTACACTGGTATTCGTAGGGGCCAAGCTCTTCAATGTTATCGATTGGTCTTGGTGGCTAGTGCTGTTGCCTACACTAATCCCACTGGCTATCTTAGTGGTAACATTGATTTTATATCTCTGCTTTGCTAAAGACTAACTTTGCCTAGAAGCTAAGCCACCCTTAGCTAGCTTCTGAGTTAGCTCTCTCACTTTATTAACAGACTTCACTTGTTGCTGTGGGTCTGTTCTAAAGCCATACTCAAGCACTCTCAACTCAGTCTTCAATGCTCTGAGTAGGGAGGCTTTCTCTTTAGAGCCTTTCTTTTCCAAAATGGAACTAACTGTAGTTAGCAAAGAGTCGGTGGATATAGCATCTTTCTCTCCCTTAATAACACCTAAGTTAGTAAGCTCTTGGTGGTAGCGTTGCCCCATCCCCGTATTGGTGGATGTTAAGCTAGACTTCTCTAAGAAGTTATTGAAGAGATCTTTTATCTCAGTGTATAGCTTGTTAGCAGCAACAACACCTTTCTCTGTATGCAAGTCTTTAGACAAAGCAATGATATTTTCTTTTGTCTTATCTTCTGCTTTTCTTCTCTCTAAGAAACTGGCAGACTTGTCAGTCACTTCATTCTTACCTGACTTAATTTCAAGCTGACTACCTATTCCTTTTCCTTCAGGACGTAGCTTGTCTGTCTCCGTAATCATGTCTTCTGTTTCTTTGAAGCTGCCAGATCTAGGTATGCTTACAGGTCTAACTACTCTATCAGATCCATTGATTGATTGAGCAATGACATTCAAATTCTTATCTTCGTATGCTGTCGGTGTCATGTTAATTCTCTTAAACATGTAATCAGCATATGGCATTTCAGTGTACAGAAACTTATCAGGGTTTGTCCCACCGAAAGAGGGTGTCTCAAAATTGAGGTTAAGATCTCTGGTGAAAGATGTGCCGCCCACTTCCAATTCACTGTGGTATTTACTAAACTTCTGTGGATCTTCAAAGCCTGTTATAAATCTATTGGTGGGAGTATCGCTCCATGAGGCATCCTTACCATGATAAAGTTTAATAGGCGGTGTGTCTTTATACTCCACACGCAAAGCATCTAGCCTCTTCTGAGCAGAAATAGCCATGTCTTCAACAATGGCAATATCCTTAGCGTTGGTGGGGTTAATCTCTCTGCCTTCTTTTAAACGGAAGTCTCCCTGCACTACAGCCATTACATCTTCAGCGTCTGATAGCTCTTTTACTTTGGGGAGACTAACAAGGTCATCAAATGTATTAGTTCTTATTTCCCTAATGGTAGACAGCACTTGCTTTCTGGCGGTAGGCCCATTCCTTGCAAAGCTTGTCTGATCTAGATTACCTTGAATCACTTTAGATTCAGGAATAGCTGGCTCTGCTGGTGGTCTTGCTGGTGCTGCTACTTGCTTCTCAGGGTTGTTCCAAGAAAAGGGCGTATCGGGGTCAAAGTCTCCAACATCTTCTCCCTGTTCTGCATACTTCCTATACAGGTCATATTGCTGTTTCCACACAGGAACTTCTTCTGCTGGTGGTTTAGGGGCTACAGCGGCCTCTGGTGCTGGTGCAGCCTCTGGAGTTGGAGCAGCTTCCTGCTTGGCAAAGACAGGCTCTCCGTTATCCACAAAGCGTCCTTCTCTTTCCACCTCACCTAGGTATGGCCCTTCGTCTTTTACCACCTTAGAAGTAGATGTAGGCTGAAAGACGGGGCGCTTAGTGGATGAAAGAGGAATGTCAGGGATGACAGCAGCGGGTTTCTTCTTAGCCAGTGCTGTGGCTGTTTGCTCCACTGCCGGTGCTTGTTTGGTGGCAATGCCTAAAACATCATCAACGGCAGAGGCAGCTTCTTGCTCTAGCTGTTTTTTAGAAACAGATATAGCTGTTTTAGATATAAGAGGAGTGGGCTTAACAACTTTAGAGGCTATAGTAGTTGCCTCTTTTTTAAGCACATCTGTGCCTACTTCCTCAGCAAGAGGAGCAACTAGTTTACCAAGTAGTGCCAAAGGATATCCCCTATCAATTCTTTACATTAGCCAGCTTAGCTTTGTAAGCCTTCACTCTATCGTAGTCGTTAGCTTCTTCCAAGGTAACACCTTTGTGTTCCTTAGCATAGCGCTCATTAATAATCTTACGATCATCAGCAGTGAGCTTATCAAACTCCATCTTGTTCAGCATTGTCCTGCCTTCAGGAGTCTTCATAAACTGTGCTTGAGTCTGCAATGTAGCAACCTCTGTCGCTCTAGATAGCACAGCCTGTACCTTCTCTCTTTTCTCAGCTAAAGACAAGCTCTTGTAGTTGTCCTTCTCAATAAGCTTCTCGACATAGGCAATGGCGCGTGGATTAACTTGCTCAATGAAAGCCCTGTCATAAACTTTGTTGCCACTGCTGCCGCCATACACTTTGAATGGATCTGCATTGACATCAATAATCTCCTGTTCTGCTGGTGATTTCTTTGGTATGGTTCTAATACCTACCAAGCTATTGAAGAATTCTCCTTCTTTAACGACTGGCCCTTCTCTTAAGCGAGGAACAGCCTCAGGTAGGTTCTCTTTCAAGACGGGCAATTTACTTTGCACCCGATTAGTAGCCGCCTCTGCAATTCTTCCAGCAGTGGTGTCGGCAGTTATAACATTTGGATCACGCTGGATATTGCCTTGTTCTCTGAACAGATCTAAGAATTCATAACCGCTCTTGAATACAAATGGAGCAGAGAAGCGGGCAGTGAAGTCTCCTAACACTTTACCTACAGCAATCTCCATCTTGTCTGCCTCTTTCTCAGAAGAGAAAGCAGCAAACAACTGGTCAAGGAATTGACTCTGTGTACCTGCTGGCATCTTCATACCCACAACAGCTTCCAAAGCACCAGCAGTGTCTGGCTTCTCACCAAGCTTCACCTTAGCCATAACATCAGCCACAGCCAGCAATGGGCCAATAGGGAAGATGGCTCTCATGTCTACAGTGGAACCATCGTCCTTCTTCATTTCTCCCCAAGTGCTATCTTGATTGTTCAAGCGGTAGTCGTAAGCCGCTGCCAGTGCAGCAGTTCCAACAATACCCTTAGCTAGGTTCTCCTGCCCCTGCCGCTTTAACCCAACACCAGCAGCGTCACCCGCCGCCTCCATAGCACCGCCACGCAGCATATCTTCTGCACCGCTGGCAGCACCTAAGATGCTATATCTATATTGGAATGCAATTGCATTGCTCATAAAGCGGGGGAATGTCGCAAACAAACTACCGCCCGGAACTTCAGCAGCTTTGATGAAATAGTTAGCAGTGGTTTCAGCGCCAGACTCTAATGTGCCTAATCCCTTCGGCTGCACTTTAGGTTGATAAGAGAACGTGGCCTTGAGCGCATCATCAGCAGACTTCTGAAGAATAGAAGCAGGGACAGATTTACCTTCTGCCATAACAAGGAATGGATCTAGTCCTGCTCTTCTTGCGTTCTTCTCTACAGAAGCATTGAAGATGGCTTTCCTAAACCACGCATCTTGCGTAGCATTCAAGCTATTAAACACCTGTGCAACTTGAGATAACCCATTAGTTCCGTTCTCTTGGGTGGCGCTCAAGATGTTGTTTCTAATGGATGGGTTATGCTCAAGCAAAGCATTCGTAACTTCATCAGATAAGTCTGTCTTAGCTAGGTAACCGTAGACAGAGAATGCGTCCTTCATTGTGTCAGCCATTCCCCGCTTGAGGGTTTGCAGACGCTGACCAGAAGCACCATCAGACAGCACCTTGCCCGCCGTGTAAAGAGTGCCTTCGATAACAGAAGCGGCAGATGTGTAGGTAAGGACAGGCATAGTACCAAGCACATTTCGCACAGTGGTTCCAATACCACTGACAACAAAGGCTTTACTTTCTCTTTCTATTCTGCTGATTCCTTTACCAATCCAGCCCATTGTTGATGTGTATTCATCAGGCTTACCGAACAATTCATCAGCCATCTTCTTAAACGCAGGATCTATTTCCTTAAGTTTATTCATGGCTCTAGAAGCAACAGAGTATTGCTGCATAATAGAAGCAGCCTCTGTCACTGTGAGCTTATTAGCCTGAGCAAACTCTTTGGGAGTAAGTCCTGCTGCGTTGATGGCTTGCTCTAATACAGCATCATTGATATCGCCTGAGTCCAGTTTAGAGAACACATTTGAGATGGCTGTGCTTATCTTCTCATTAGGCCCAAGTTGAAATGAGGGATCGTTCTCAATGATGTGACGAGCAACACGAACAGCCCTTGCCGACATGTCATTAGCAATCTTTGAATCCATCAGAGGAGTTGCTGGAGATACTTCATCCAGTATCTTTTTACCCTCTCTCTTCATAAACTCTTCGGCTTCCAAGTTCATCTGTGCAGCTACAGGATCTGCTAGCCTTCTTTCCACTGTGGTGATGGGAGCATTGGGATTAGTAACAGGGGCTTGTGTCTTGGCCTTCTGCATCAGATCGTTTAGTTCGTCTGCACCAGACTTACCGTAAGTCTTCATTGATCCTTTAGCGCCGACATAACCAAAGGCTGTGGAGAAGATGGCAGCTATAGCCATTTGAGAAGCAGACAAGTCTTCTACTTCTTGGCCTAAAGCCTTCTGTGTTTCCTGCCCCATTCGTTGCTGTAGAACATTCTGTCCAACACCAATGGCTCCCTCACCAACAGTGGCTGTAGCTAACACTTTAGTGGGAGTAGCAGTGACTGCTTTAGCAAGCCCTGTTTTTGCTATTTGTTCTCCAGCAAGTACACCAGCCTCATATCTTGCCCCAGCTTTAATTACTTGTTTTCCACCAAAGCCAACAATACCACCAAAGTAATTAACAGGGTCTGTAGCCAGCGCCTTCAACACATCGTAGTAAGGGCTGAAGCCTTTCTGTCCTTCACCCTTAACATCAAAGGGAGAAGCTGTTTTCTCATACAGTGCCTTAGCCATTGCTGTCTTAGCCGCATCCTCTGGCTTAGCGTTACGCATGTAGTTAAGAGTTGAAATCAAATCCAAAGTATTGAAATCATCGTTCCTCATGTCAGTGAGAAACTTATCTACAAATTCTTCTTTGGTTTCTCCCTTAGCTGGAACACGGTTGTACCTAGCTTTACTAAAGTCAAGAATTGTTTTATAATTCTCTGGGTTGCTAGATAATTCAGCAACAGGAATGCCAGCCTCGGGCTTCTTATATGACATGAGAGCAGAGTCTGATCCGTCTGGCTTTGCGTATTCAATTATTCCAGAGCTAGCAGGGAAAGGAAGAAGCTCTTGTCCTTCTGTCATAGCCTTAGCAGCAGCGCTTCTTTTTGTTAAGAGAGGTAGGATTGGCGGCAGAAGCATTGGAGCTTCAGGAAGATCTCCTGAATCAGCAACAGTGGTTCCTCCAAACTTGTTAGCTAGTGCGCTGTAGTCAATGTCATACAGAGCAGGGGTGCGCTGCTGTCTTCCGGGCGAAACCTGTGGAGCAACAGTTTCCCCACCGTACTTCTTAGCCAGTGCCTCATAGTCCATTATTTAATCCCTGCTGCTGCCTTGAATCCTGCTGCTTGACTAGCTGCATTTTTCCCCTTGAATACATGAGGAGTTCCTGTTGGATCAACAACAGTTACTATTGTGTTATCCCCAGATCCTGTAGTGGTGGTATTAGAAGCAGCCGCTGCTGGTGCTGCCGCTGGTGCAGGTGCA